AGCCAAGAAAAACGGTAAAATACCAGACCAGATAGATGTAGGTTTGTTAGGAAAAGATGATCCTGAAATTGTTAAATACGCTACAAAAAATGAATTTGGTGACCCGGCTAAAAGAATACCAGCAAGACCATTTTTGCGTTCTACATTAAGCGTTTACAAAAAAGAAATCATAAAGTTCATAATGAAAGAAAAAGAAAACATATTGCTTAAAGGTGAATATAGAAAATCATTTGGAAAAATCGGTGCGTTTGTACAGGGATTAGTTCAGAAAAGAATAAAGACGTCTAGATCCTGGGCAGCTCCAAATAGTCCCTATACGATTGCAAAAAAAGGAAGTTCAACACCATTGATTGATACCGGCAGAATGAGGCAGGCAATTACGTATTCATTACGTAGAAAAATCGCCAAAAATATAATTAGATCTTTTGAGGGGGGCATATAATGACTGTGTTTTTTATGAACCGTAGTCTATCAGTCACCAGGACAAGCTCACAAACAATAGGTGCAGATGGATTTATTACAAGCGGTTCTGAATCAACTTTTGTTGTAGTTGGTAGTTTACAGCCATTGTCCGGAAAAGAAAGAAATATGCTGCCTGAAGGATCAAAGGACGTAGCAACTCACAAATTTTACACCATATCAGAACTCTATACTTCGGATCATTTAGAAAGAACAGATGGCACGAAGTATGAAGTTATAAGTGTTGAAGAATACCAGGGATTTGGTATAGGCATGGATCATTACAAAGTAATTTTACAGCAGGTTGAAAACAATGGGCTATAGATTAGACTCTACTGCAGAGGGTGCTATTTATACGTGGGTAAAGAAAATAACTGAAGAATATGACCCTATAGGTGGAATGTCTGTGTTATGGTCTAGGCAAAAAACCCCACTGAATAAAGCGAATAAACCAGAAAAACCATTTATTTTACTGACCGTTTTAGAACCTCCGCAACCTGTTGGATACGGTCAGGCAAGAAAAATTAAAAAAAGTGAAACAGTTACAACCAGGAGAAAGATTTATACATTTACAGTTCAAGTTGACATTTTACTTGAAAATGATAGTCAAGATTTCGATTTAGTTGAATATTTCCATGCAAGAAAGAGTTTTGAGAGTACTTATATTGATATGAAATCTGCCAATTTATCTATATTGAGAATGAGTGGTTTTGCAGATATGACCGAATTAATCAGCAATGGTTATGAAAATAGATCTGTATTTGAAATAACTTTTGCTTGGTACAAAGACAGAGATGAGAGCGTGCAAACGATAGAGAATGCCAACGGTACAGGAACATTTGAAAACGTTGGCGGAGATGAGAAAACAATAGACTGGGAAACAGATAATTAATACAGGAGTATACAAATGGTTAGAAAATTAAACGACATTTGGGATGTTAGTATAGCATTAGGCAATGCAGCGTTTGAGCGTCAGAGTTTTGGCTATGCTCTTTTTGTAGACGAGCAGGCAAGCGCTGTAACGACCAGGACTGCGGAATACACAGAAGCAAGTGAACTGCTTTCTGCTGGCTATAGCGAATCAGACACAATCTATAAAATGGCAGTTGATTATTTTTCGCAAGAATTTAAGCCAGAAAAATTAATAGTTGGTAAAAAAGAAGAAACAACTTACAACAAATGGACAATATCTTTAGACGCAGTACCAACAGCAGGAACATTTACAATCACCACAGATGGCGACGCAACGGCAGCTATAGCATATGATGCAACTATATCTGAAATTCAAGAAGCAATTAACGCAGCTATAGGAACTGAAGACAACGCTTGCATTGTTAGTAGCAAACTTACTGATCTTGTGGCTCCAGGAAGCCTTGATTTAGTTATCCAATACACAAAAGCGGACTATGCGGCAGTAACTATGGATGTCACATCTCTTACTGGAGTAACTACAGCAACACCTAGCGACGATGTAGCGTATGACGAGGGTGAAACATGGACAACCGCTTTAAATGCTATACAAGCTGACGATGACACTTGGTACGTAATCTGCTCGAATAACAATGATTTTCACGCGAATTATGAGATAGCTGAATGGGTTAGTACAAAATCAAAATTGTTTCTCGGTCTTACTTTAGACGACGATGTGTTTGATAAAGACGAAGATGCGGACATAGTCAGTTTAATCAATGACTTAAGTACAGAAAACGTTAAATTCTACGCAACAAAAACGGCTGACAATTATTTACAGGCAGCGGTTGCAGGTAATAGGTTACCAAAAGATGGTTATGGTGTTTCCTGGGCTAATTTTCAAATATCCTCTGTTAGCGCAGATAGCGAATTAACAGCAAATGAAAATACGGCTATGAAAAATAAAAACGTTGGACACTGTCAAAACTTGGCTGGAATTACTGGAATTTTCAACGCTGTAACTTGCGGAGATGAATGGGTTGATACAGTAATCGGGAAGCATTATCTTGTTGCTAATTTGGAAGCTGAATTAGCTACATTTATTTTCAACATCAATCAAAACAGCAAATTAAACTATGATGGCGGAGGAAGGGCTGCTTTAATTGCAGAATTGAATAGGATATTGATTGAATTTGGTGTTGACGCAAACATTATTGTGGATGGATCCATTGTAATTGATGCTCCGCTCATTGAAGACATTTCGAGCACCACTAAAAATACCAGAATCTTCCCTGACATTGATTGGTCTGCAACTCTTACAGGTGCTATAAATGGTGGTTCAATCACTGGAATATTAACGGCTTAAAATAGGAGTTTATCGTTATGGGTATAAAAAACATGGAAGAACGCCGTGTAATTGTAAACGGCGTTTCGTTTGATCAGGTTGAGAACATTCGGACTGGAAAAACAAATGAAAGAAACAAAATGAGCGAGGGAATATCTGGAGAAATAGCACAAATTAAAAGAGCAAGTAATTTGGGATTTATTGAAATCGATATTCTTGCAACCAGCGCATCAAACCAGATTATTCAAGCTATTTATGATCTTGACCAAAATTGCGCAGTACTTATACAGGATGACAGTGGTACAGATTTGTTTCTCATGAGCTCAGCTGCTCCTGAAAAAGACCCTGACTGGGAGAGCTCAGACGACGAAGGTGCTATAATTACATGGCGCTTTATAGGTAAATTTAATACTTACAATATTGGTGGTAACTCTTAATAACTATTTTTTTGTGGGGAAAAAATGAGTCAATCAAAACACACATGCGAAATCGGCGGAATGAGATTTGAGTTTTATCATGTCTCACCTAGACCGCTACGATCAATATTTATAAAAGTTCTGTCAAGCCTGGCAAAATCAATCAATCCTGATTTAGATCTGGACGCCGGGCTTGATACAGATTTAAGCAAGATTTTTAATTTATCAGCTATTTTAAATAATCTTGACGTACTGGCAAGCGAAGAACAAGTTGAGCAGATTGAAAAGATTCTATTTTCTCAATGCGTTTGCCATTACCCAAGCAACGGAAAAATAAAAGCAATTAATGTGTTAGATTATTATGATCAGATTTTTGAAGATGATTTTTTTATGTCATTCCTACTGCTTAAGGAAGCGTTTAATTGTTATTATAAAGATTTTTTCGAGAAGGCCGGGGGGCTTATAAACAAAAATATGCACCAGTTCTCCGGCGAAAAAGAAAAGCATTTAAAATAGACCAGAAAATAATTAGCGATCCGTTCTTTACCAGATTGATTAGTGCAAAAATTTGCACTTTGCAGGAATTAGATAATCATTATACGCTGTTAGATTGTCTAAAGATGCACGAACACCTTGACATACAGGAAGATGTTGAGGCTTTTTATGAATTAGAGAGATTACGCGAGAGTAAAAAAAATGGCAAGCATTAGAGATCTTTTTGTTACAATCGGCGTTAACGCAGATACAAAAGATGTTATAAAATTACAAAATTCGCTCAAGAAAACGGTTACAGTAGCCAAATGGGCTGGTATTGCAATTGCTGGGGCTATGGCTGCTGCTTCAGGTTGGGCTGTAAAACTTGCAGCAGATTTTGAGCAGACAGAAATGAGTTTTGAAGTTATGCTTGGATCTATTGAAAAAGCTAATGAATTGATTAATGAATTACGATTGCTCGCTGCAAAATCTCCGTTTACATTTTTAGAAACAACTAAACATGCAAAAAAACTCCTTGCTTACGGAATAGAAGCAAATAAAGTTGTAGATACAATGAAAACTCTTGGAAACATTGCTTCTGGAGTAGGCAAAGATCGTTTACCTTTTCTTACTCTTGCGCTTGGTCAAATAAGAGCAAAAGGAGTTCTTGCAGGCCAGGAACTTAGGCAGCTAACCGAATCAGGAATACCGATCATAGACGAACTTTCTAAAGTCACCGGGTTTTCAAAAGGGCAAATAACTGACCAAACAAAAGATCTTGGGATAACGTTCGATCAGGTGTACAAAGCTATGCAGAATATGACCAAGGAAGGCGGAAAATTCTATAATCTAATGGAACGGCAAAACACTACAATGCTTGGTCAAGTGTCTAATATTCAAGACGTTTTGGAAGAAATAGGTACAACTTTCGGCAAAGAGCTAAACAAAAGTATAAAGCCGTTTGTTGAATCAATTCGTATATGGTTGGAAACAAACAAAGAATTAATTATTCAAAATTTTGTTGATTATGCAGAAAGCTTCGGAGACGCTCTAGAAATGGTGACTAGCAATATAGATAAGATTATTGCCGCTCTAAAATTATTGAGTGTATGGGTTGGGCTAGCCCTTGCTCCTATAATAATCAATAAGGCAATTGCGGCGTTCGGTATGCTGTTTACTGCAATCATGAGCGTCAATGCAGCAAAAGCAATATTTTGGGCAACATGGATTGGTATAGCAGCTATATTTGCATTTGTTCTGGGAGTTATAGAGGATTTGTATTATTATTTTTCTGGTGGCAATTCTTTGGTGGGAGAAATGGCAAAACATAACCCTGCATTAAAAACACTTCTTGACATTTTGGGCGGCATCGGAAAGGTTATAGCTGGCATTGTTGTTGGTATAACTAAATGGGATTGGTCGCTATTTTTAGAAGGCTGGAGCGAATTATATGACATTATATCTGGAATAGTAAGCAAGCTTATAAAATTACAAAGTATGGGACTTAATAAAATAGGTAATTTTGTTTTGGGTCTATTTGGGACAAGCGGTGCAGAAATAAGAGAAAAAATACAGGGCATGCAGGCTATGGGTGGTGTTATGGCCGCAGATTTTGGTCGTGGTTTAAATAGCGTGACAAACAACAGAAATGCAAGTGTGAACAACAACATTACGATAAACGCAGCAGGAGCAAACGCCGACCAAGTAGCGACCATGGTAGAGGAAAAATTAAATCAATCCTATGCTACGGCGAGCGAGGATTTTTAGGAGAGTAGAATGAGTTTATATTTACAGGATACAACGCAACCTGTTACAATTACTTATAATATTACTGACGTATCAAAATATAAATTTTTAATAGATGTGACATTAAATCTTACGCACAACAATAATTGTGAGGTTACCGATTTTCCTATAGAGGATGGTTCAAGTATAAACGACCATGTAATTAATAAACCACGTACAATATCATTAACCGGTATTGTTAGCGATTATAAATACCAGATTTTTCCTATCAGTTTTCCATTTAGTACAGACGACAAACCAAGCAAAAAAGTGTATGACATTTTTCAGGAAATATTTACAAAAAAATATTTAGTTGAAATTGATACAGGTTTAGAAGTTTACAAAAACATGATAATTGAATCAATGACTTTCCCCAGATCTGCAGAAACACAAGAGGCCTTAGAATTTACGATAAACCTAAAAGAATTAGTGTTTGTCAATAGTGAATTGACTGAAGTTCCGGATGAATTTTATAAAGAAGATGTGAAATCTAAAGCGACAACAAAAAAGAAAACTACTAAAAAAACAACTCCGGTAACCAAGAAACCGAAAACAAAAAGCGGATCTACTTTTTATAATTTAGGAGCGTTATAATGTTAAGCAATATAATAATAGACCCATCAATTAAATTCCAAGAAAAAATTGTTAATTTAAATGGTTCTGATTATCGTTTAACGATTGCTTTCAATTCAAGAGTTGAAACATGGTATTTTGATTTTGAAGATGTAGAAGGCAATGTTATTGTAAAAAATAAGCCGCTTGTTTTAGGCGCAAATTTATTGAAATTTCTTGATAAACAATTGTCTCCTGATGGATTTTTAGCGATATTCAATTATGAAGGCAAAGGGATTGCTGTTGATGGTGATAACCTGGGTAAAACAATGCTATTGGTATATGGACTAGCGGAGGCGTAGTAAATGGCTATTTTGAGAAATAGGCAAGCTGAAATAATCATTTTTAAAAAGAATGATTCAAGCTATTATCCAATATCGTATAAAAGTTACTCCGATAAAAGCAACAATAAATTTAGAATAGCTTTCGATGTGAAATTTGATTCAAGCAAAAATAAAAACCCTGCAGTAATAAAAATATATAATCTATCTGAGGTGAACAGGAGATTTTTTAATGACGACGGATTGACCATACAATTGTTTGCTGGATATGAAAACGCAATGAACGAGATTTACAAAGGCGATGTTATGTTTGTTTCAAACAAGAGGGAAGGCGCAAACATAGTAACCGAGTTTAATTGTGGAGACGGAATACAGGCTATAAAGGACATAAAAATCAAAACGTCGTTTAATCCTGGGACTAAGATTAAAACGATAATCGATAGTTTATTACCTAAAATCAAAAAAGCAGGGCTGGATTTTAAAAAAGATTTATCAAATATTTTTAGTGGCAAAAGCGAATTCGGAGAAGTTATTTCTGGAACTTTTAATAAACTTTTTAGCGACTTATGTAAACGACAAGACTTGCAATTTACAGTCACAAATAACATGGTGGAAATAACGAAAAAGAATAAACCAATAAATCAAAATGCTGTTGTATTATCCCCTAGAACTGGACTAATCGGCATACCTGAACAGAGGAAAGATGATATATCAATAAGAACATTGATACAACCGTCTAATTTATTCCCGAACAGATTGATACAGCTTGATAGCAGTTCTATTTCTGGATTTTACATTATAAAATCTTGTAATTATATGGGCGATACACACGGCAACAACTGGATTGTAAACATAGATGCAAAGGAATATAATGGCTAACTACAATAAAAATAAGCAATTTAGTTTATCCCAATTTATTGACAAAGTTATTGAAAGACAATCAAAAGATATTCATACTGCTCTACCTGGGAAAGTTGTTTCGTACAGTATTTCTAACGGCTATCTAATGGCAGATATACAACCACTCATAAAAGATGAAGAAGATAATATATATGAAGATTTCCCCACAATACCAAGCGTTCTCGTTCAAATGCCGGCAGGTTTAGGCGGGGACGCTTTTATCAATGTTCCTTTATCAATTGGTGATAATGGTTTATTGATTTTTTGTGAGACCGGAATAGACACCTGGATGAATAGTAATGGCTCGGAAACTGTCGAACCAAGTCAAATAATAAGACATTCACTTTCAAACGCTGTGTTTATGCCAGGCTTAACTCCTACGAAAGTTACATATAATAATTTAAGTGAGGATAACATTGTTATAAATAATGATTCTGGTGGTGTCTCTGTACATTCGAATGGTGATGTTGAGGTAACTGATTTGGCAACTGGAAAATACATAAAATTAGGAAATAGCCCTACAGATAACCCAGTTAATTACAGTGGCTTAGACACTGCGTTAAGCACATTGCTTGCCCTTATTGACACGCAGCTTACAGCACTTGGACAACCTGGTGGAATAGCTGCATCATGGAATTCAACAAAAGCAGCTACTAAAACAAATAAAATAAAAATTCCTGACTCAACGGAGACATAATGTAATGAATGATTTTAAATTAAATACAACAACATGGGACATTGAGCAAAACGACAGTAAAAGCGGCTGGTTAACCGTTAGCAGTAATGAAGCCATTGCACAAAACATGCGCCAGAGGTTGCAAACTGTTGTAGGTGAGTGGTTTCTGAATACAAGCATTTATGTTGATCTATTTGATTTAATTTTCGTAAAAGGAACTCCGGCAGCAGTTATTGAAAGTCATTTAAAAGATGTTGTTAGTAACACTATTGGTTTTATAGAGTTCCAAAAATTTAATTT